TCCACATGTTAATGAGTTTGTCTCAATTAATTCTTCGTAACTACCACCATTACCATCTGCATATACACCATATTGGTCATATCCCTTACACATTGTCTTAATTAATGTTCCCCTCTCTGTATATACCGGAGTATCTTTTACAACCGTTGTTACATCATTAAATACAATCGTTGTTCCGTCAGGAGAATATACATTTCTTTTAGTTTCAGAAAATGTATTAAATGAATCTAAATTATTTTGTATTTGTTTTTGCAATGCCGAAATTGAAAATTCTTTTGGTAAACTATTTGTAGTAACACTCCTTCTTTTTAAAGATTGCAAGTTAAAATCAATACACTTATATAAAATAACTTGTATTTCATTTGTCAAATTTTCAAAATCATAAACATCACAATCTTCAAATCTAATTTTTGATTTTTTACCAAATGTAGACTGTGTTATATCATATTCTTTATTATTTAAATAATAATCTACTGATGTTTTAAAGTCTGTAAATATATTTGTTCTTATTTTTGAAAACTTACTTAATCCAAAATCTTTTTTTAAAATATTAAAAAAATCTTTACCATATTGTGTTTCCAATGCAGAGTCTATTTTTTCTAAAAAAGTAGATTCAAATGCATTTATAGAATTTAATAAAGATAGTTTAAAATATTTATAATTTTTGTTTAAACTTTGTAAATCTTTAAATTCTTTTTTTGTTTTATTATTAATGTTTGTAACTTTTGTTTTAAGTGGCAATATTCGTATCTCTTCTCTTGAAGGTGATATTTCTTGAATCCAAACTCTTTCCAGTTCATTTTCTGTTCCTACTTTATATCTTACAAAATTAATATTAACTTTAAGAATTCCATTTGTAAATCCAATATCTTTTAATAATTTTTCAATATCAATTGCTAATTCTTTTTGGCCAACTGTATTAGTTATTTGATACATATAATTTTTAATATCATCTGTTTTTATATAAGCAACATTATTACCTGATTTTTGTGGTAACAAGTTGGTATTGATATCATACACAGATACTTCCATAATATCGTATTTACAATTACCAAAGTCCGTATCTTCAATTTCTTTTTTTGAAACAATAAATAAATCATCCGCTTGAAGAAATTGCCCTTCATTTGATGATTTATTATTAATACTTTCAATATTTGTATATTTTTTAATACTCATAATTTATATTTTACCAAGATGGGTATGAATTTTTGTGTTGAATATTAACCGTTACATTATATGTTTTAGATTCACTACTTCCATCATTTCGTATTATTTTGATAGTCAATTGGCCGGATTTACTTGTACTTTTATCATTTTTACTATAAGGAACTTTTCCCAATTTGAAATCTAATTTTTCAGTTTGAGCAGCACTAATTGTGTATTTTGTTTTAGGAACATATAATAAGTCGGTTGTATTGATTTCAACACTTATTGGGTCTCTATCATTATTTGTTATCGATACCGAACTTCCATATTTAAATTGATTATCACCATTTTTATTATTTACTGCAAAATATATAATTGGTTTACCACTTTCCGCCTTTGGATTAAATGAAACTAAACCAACTTTATTAACTACTTCCGCACCTAATGCAACTGCCGAATCTTTTATGGATTGTACAATGGTAGATTGATTTTGAACCGCACCTAATTGTGATTGTAATCCATCTATAATTGCATTTAAAGAATCTATTTGTTTTATTAATGCTTCTATTTGTGCAAAGTATCCTGCATTTTGTGATTGAAGTGATGCTCTCAATATACTTTCATCTATTGATTTTTGTAATGATGTTGATATTTGTCCTGTAAAGTCGTTGATTGTATTTGTTAATGTATCCATTTGATTGGCCAATACATCATTCGTTTGTTCAATACTCAATCTATTATTTATTTCAGTTTGAACTTGTGATTGTAAGGTTGTTATTTGTGAATTTAAATCATCAATTGTTATTGATAGTCTTTGAACTTGTTTTCTTAAATCTTCAACTAATAAAACCTGTTCATCATATAATGGTTTTGGAATTAAATCTAAATTCTTAGTAGGTATATTTGGTTTTAATTCTTTAACATCTACATCAATTGCCTTAATAAGTTCAACTTCATCATATTTTGGTTTATTTAAATTTTTAAATATTAAAGAAGATGCAACATTTACATCGTTGACAATTGTAATACCATATTCATTTTTAGTAGTAGCAGCAGAACCTGATATACTTAAAATACTTTCTAAGTCACTCTGTCTTTGAGCTGATATTTTTTCAGAAATTGATTCTAAAGAAGTTAGTGCCATTTTAAACTATTTCAAATATTAATTTATCGTCTATAATAGTAGATATACCACTTTCAACTATTTTTAATTTTAATTTGTATGTTCTATTGATTGGTAATGTATTTAAATCCATTATAAAATAATTTGATGTTGAATCACAACTTATTTTAGTATAGTTTCCAAATGGAAATATGATTTCACCAGTCTTATAATCTTCTAATTGATAATATGCAGTTGTTGGTAAATATTTTGATTGGTCATATTCAAATGTAGTACCAAATGATTTTAATGGATATACATCTCTACCCTTAACTCTTATTTTAACTTTTTGATTTTGTGGGTATTCATTTTTAATATTTGTTAGTACAACTTTATATCCCTCTTCGGCACTACCGGTTACAGCAGATAAACTTCCAGTTACAAAAGAACTATCATCCCAAACTAATTCTAATTTTGGTTCGTATATTGTATTTGTTTCTTTTGAAAAGAATTTAAGAACACCATAATCTATACCATCGTTAGTTGTACTAATTGATGCAGATGGGTCGTGATGTAATATAAATCCATTATTTGGTAATCTATTCGACCCACTAATCCATAGTTTAACTAAATCTGTTACATCCATTCTAATATCATCCGGTTCATTACTGAACGATTGTGATGCCATTGATGCACTATACCAAATGCCACCACCTGAACTATATATTGAACCTATTGAACCACTTAGTGCACCTTGTGTTTTAGCCGGATAATCTGTATATTGTAATTCACTAAATACATTAGTCCATTTTTTTGTAGTACTACCATCCATATAATACCAAGTAACTCCGTCATATGTTATATTATCAAATTTAGTTCCAGTTCCCATTGACCAACTTCCAGATACTGCATTTGCATATAATGTATATTCCAAAGGAATTTCTTCTGAGTTTGCAGATTTTAAATTAATGTATGCACTCCAACTTGTAGCGTTATTTTCTACAATTGATTGTGAAATTTGTGTTGTATCAAATTTAATTAAAGTTCTAGCTATATCCATAGTAGAACCATAATAAAGTTTTCCAACTTCTAATATCTCATCTCTACCTGTATTTTGTTCAGGTTGTTGAAGATATATACTTGCGTCAAATGATGATGTGAAAAATTTATGCATTATAAAGCCCTCCCTTTTATGTCTTTGTTTGGATATTTTACTTCAAATATAGATGGGTCTAAGGAAGGGTAGACAATCTTTCCTTTAGTTGCTTCATCTATATTGTATCTATTTGGAGAATAGTTTTCATTGTTATCACTTTTACAAATATTAAAAATTTTAACCATTGGTACACTCATTACTCCTTCTATATTTGCAAGTATTAATTCTATTTCTGAAATATTAATTGGTTTATTAAATGTCCAATTATCTATATTAAAATAGTTTTGTAATTCTTTTAAACAATTTGCAATAACTTCTCTTTTATTATATTTTGAATAAGTTACAACTTCAAAATCACAACCAACATTTATAACAAACCCATCAATTATATTTACAGCATCAGTTATCATTCTATACTCACCTAAATAAGTTTTAAGATTTTGTTTTACTGCTTGATTTAATTGTGTTACTTTTTTATTAGAATCATATCCCAAAACATACATATTGATTGCAAATGGATTATTTAATTCTGCAACATTTGATTTTTTTTGTGTAAGATATTTAAGTAATTCTTTTTGAATTTCTTCTTTTGATTTTCCTTGTAATCCTTCTACTATGCCAACGAATTCTGCAATATTATTTGGATTTGCCAATATTGATGATGGACTATTATTATCAATCTCTCCATCGGGACTAACATATACTTTTGCAACACTACCATATCGTTCTGGCATTGATAATGCTCTTACAATATAGTCTTGTCTTGTTACTGCTCTATTTTGAGAACCAAATGTTGCTAATGCATTTTGTCTAATTTCTTCAATTGATTCCGTACCCCTACCACCCGTTGCAGCTTCTAAATTTTCAACTGCAATTGATTGTTTTACAACATTATATAATGATTGATTTTCTATTGATAACAAATCTTCTTCAAATTCTATTTTTTTGATTGTTGTCAAATCACCTTGATTTACATTAGATGATACCCCACCACCTATTAAATATTTTACAGTTAATGTTTTACCATTAGGTGCAATTCCAAACGTATTTGTTTTTAAAAAATTAGATGGATCAATTCCTTTATTTAATCTTTGAATTGAATTTGCTAATCCCAATCCTACATTTTTTGTATTAGGTAATAATGTTTCATCTTCATATCCAGCTGCAGTATTACCACTTCCAAATTGTAAATCCATTGTGTTATCTGAATTAACTTTAACTGAAAATCTTTTTGGGACTTTTTGAACTTCTAAAATATATGGTATTGTATTTGAATATTGTTGTAATTCATTATTTATATTTGCTTGTTCAAAGAATATACTTTCTTGAGCCAAATAAGGAACTTCATACCATTTACTTAAATCATCATCAACAACAGATGTAATTTCTATTATATTTTCATTGTTTATTGTTGCTGTTGGATAATTAATATCATTTGTATTAAATGTTATAGTTGTTGATATTTCTGTTGCTGAAATTGCTTTTACCTTTTTAGTTATTAAATAAAAAGTAGGAGTACCTGTTTGGTCTCTTTCATATACATCAGTTTCTCTATCCGTTGGATTTGTAAAATCAACAGAATCGGTTGTTCTAAATATTACATCAGTATCGGTAGATGATTGTATTTCTAATCCATCTTTAATTTTTAAATAATAACTTTCATCTGGTTGATTATCTGTTCCAGATCCTATTGCCGGAACCAATTGATAAATAGTAATAGTAGTAACGGCCGGTGATGTTGTTTTGGGTTTATACCCCATAGATTGTGCTAATGCAATGATATTTTTTCTTTCCGTTGCATGAGACAACATTGATTCTTTTAATTGAACATCTTGATAAAAAGATAACATATCTCCTATTGCGGCTGCCTGTTCGATGAAAACCATACCAGGAGATGATTCATTAAAATCCGAATAAGTGTTTGGAAAATATGTTTTTGTAAAGTCAATTAAATTTTCTTTTAATTGATTAAAATCTTTTCCAATATAATTTATATTTTTATTTAAATTCTTAATTGCCATTTTTTCTATTGTGTATTAACGATTATTGTTGTTGATTCTGATAAGTTTGGATTAGACAATAATGAAAATTTTATTTCTAAATTTATTATATGATCGTCTATATTGTTATCATTCCAAATATAGTTTATTCTATCTATGTTTATGTATGGTAACCAACTTTTTACTGCAGATTCAATTGTAGATTCAATTCTGTTTTCAAAATCATCGGTTGAATGTATTTGTTCAAACAATAGATTATATATGTCACAACCAAATTCAGGTTGCATTAACCTTTCTCCCTTTCTTGTTAATATTAGATTTTTTAAATTATCTTTAGCTTGTGTTAATGTTGTATAGTTAACTGCAAATATACCACCCTTATTGGAACTTTTATTTATTCCAATACCAAGTATTTTGTAATCATTTTCAACTAAATCGGTAACATTTACTTTACCAAGCTCTATTGCCATTATTTAAATCTTTTTACTAATTCACTATAATCTCTTGTTAATGCTTTTATTGTTGCATCTTGTAAACCATCTCCTGTTGATTCAAATTGCTGTGGGATATTTTGAGGAACACTTCC